ATGGTCGACGCACTCACTGTCATCGCCGGAACTCTGGTGGTCATTGCGGTCACGCTCGGCTACTTCGTCGGCCACTACACCATCCGTGGAGGCCGCCGTGGGTGATCTCTACACGGCCACGGCAGCACTCGCTGTGCTTACGTTCGTCTTCGCCGCGCTCATCATCGCCGTGGATCGGGTGATCCGGTGAACGTCTCAGATCTGCTCATCTTCGTGGTGGTCGCCGTGATCATCGCGTACGCACTCGGCATGATCCTGGCGGTCGGCCGATGACAAGGGAAGGAGGTGAACACAATGGACGAACTGACCACGGCTCTCACCGGCAACATCACCACGACGCAGCCGGAACTGGCCCTGATCTACGGCTCCCTCATCGGGCTCGCGTTCTTCATGGCCGTCGCCGGACTCATCCTGCGCAAGGTGCGCGGGCAGGTGCGGTAGCGACCGCGCTGGCCGTCCTCGTGCTGACACTCGGCACGGGGGCGGCCCCCGCGGAGGCGTCGCCCATGCCGTTCCCGCCGCCGCCCGCGATCGGCGGGGGCGTCCCCGTCAACCAACTCCCGCTCTGCACTGCCGTGAAAGCGGACGCCCTCACCACGGCGCACTCCGGCGCCGGCCTCGGATGGACCGGCACGTGGCGCGTTGGCGTCATCAACGGCACGCAGAACTACGAGCACGCCATGCTCATCCCGTGCACCGGCGCCACGGGAACTACTGTCGAGATCGCTCACACCTTTCGCCGCTTCGCCGGCAACGGCAACGCCTTCTCTCCCCGAGGTGGATGGACCGACCTGAAGCTCACGTGCTCGAACGGCGTCACCACGAACACGATCACGAGCGCCGGAGCATCTGACACCGGTCTCGGCTACGGCGGCGTCGAGCCCGAGCCGGTCGGCGGTTCGCCGGCCAACTGGTCCGACTTCGCGACGGCGGCCGGGGCATGCACGTATCTCATCGAGGTGCGCATCACCCTCTACAACGTCGTCGGAGGCGCCTCCGCGATCGCCGGAGTTGCAATCTGGAAGCCCTCCAACTGGGTCAGCGGAGACGGGGGCTGGGTCCCCGGCGGCACGATCCCCACCGGCCTCGAACTCCCGATCGTCTGCACGCTCGATAACAGCGGCGCCGACATTTTCGAGATCACTCGTAACGTCATCGGTTCACTGGTGGCGTGGCCCGGATGCATGCTCATCCCGGTTGGCTGGGACCGGGCCGGCAAGATCGCCGCCGAGTGGAACAACGGCGCGATCGCTGAACTCACCGACGCCTATGACGCAGTTGTACCGAGCGGCCTCAGCTGCGGCGTCGTGGTGTCGATACCGTTCGGGCCAGGCATCGTGCTGAATACCTGCAACGTCGATATGGCGCCGGAATTCGTGAAGGTCATCCTCGGCTGGGTTATCGTCCTCGGCTTGTGCGGCCTCGCCGTGTACCGCCTCTTTTGGGTGGTCGGTAGCAAGGGATGATCACTCAAGGCCTGCTCGACTTCCTCCGAGACTTCATCCTCAACTGGATCGTCGGAGTGAACGCCCTTATGAGTGGCATGGATGCTGCGGCCGCGGGAGCCGCCATTGGCGGCGTAGCGGCCGTGGCCGGCCACATCCTCACGCTGTTCATCAGCAACAGCGTTTGGGGCGCAGTCGTCACCACTTGGGCCGCCTGGCTCTCCGTCTGGCTCACCACCGGTCTCATCGCCATCATCTCCCGCAGAGGAAAGGCCTCATGATCTTCCCGCCGCCCATACCCACTGGCCCCAATGCCCTTCCCCTCATCATCTGGGTCGTCGCCACCGTCATCTGGGTCGGCCTCGCCATCAACGCACTCAGGGACCGCTCCAAGTGATCACCGCAGTCACTGGACTTAACGGAGCCGGAAAGACCGCGTACTCGGCCGGCCTCCTCACCCGCTGGCAAGCCAAGGGCATCCCTACCGCAGCCAACATCGGCGTCGCCGGATCGCAGCTCGTCCGCAACTTCGATGACCTCATGAAGCTCCGCGACTGCGTACTCCTGGTCGATGAAGTCACCGCGGTCGCGTCGTCGCGGCAGTTCGCCTCACTCACCCCGGAGGCGCTGCTGTTCTTCCAGACCCTCCGGCACTCCAATATCGGACTCATCTGGACGGCCCCCACCTTCGACCGGTGTGACCTAGCGCTCCGTTCCCTCACTCTCCACTGGGTCCACGTCACTGCGCTCATCACCCGAATCCCCAAGGGTGGCATCTGGGCCAACACGCACCTCAGCTACACCCGCTCCGGACGCCCCATGGAATCCACCGATGGGGAAACCAAAATGCTCGGAGCATGGCCCGGCCTCTACCGACCCGCAAAGCACCACGCTGTCTACGACTCCTACGCCGACGTGGACCTATTCACCCGGACACAACGCTTCCCGCGCACGTGCCCGAACTGCGGCCTCTCGATCGACTACGGCCGCCACAAAGCATCAACCGAGCTCATTCACGACCACTTCGAAGCCAGCTACTACTGCCCCCGATGCGGGAACACCCTCGGCACAGTCACGCGCCCTCTCGGCTCCACCATGGCAGCAGAACAAGCCGTAGAAGAGACGTCCCGGCGCGCCTACCCGCATCCAGCGTTCGGGCTCGATTCAGTCGCTCGGCCGCTCGATATGCCCGGCAGCCCGGTTGCGCCGGCGCTCGGCCTCGAAAGCAGCGCTCATCCCGGATCGAACGGCGGTCTGGATGATGACCCACAGGACCGCACCGACCAGCAGCCCGATGACCAGGGGAGCGGCGTCACCGAAATAGCTCAAGAGGTTCCAGTTCACGGGTCAACGGTGTCGCGATGATCCACGATGTGGCAGCCCCCGACCGGGTGACGCACTCTCACGAACACAGCCGCGCGCCGCGCGGTGATGACGCAACGGTGTCGCTAGTCTCCGAAAAGAGCGACACCCCGGCGGATGAGGCCGGGGTGATCGCGTGAAGGTCGTAGGAGGACCCTCGTGCAGCAAGATACCACCGCAATCGCTCAAAGAGCAGTTGGAGAAGACCTACAAGGTGCGTTCGATCTAAACGGCGCTATCAACGTCGGGGGGTTGTCGCCCCAGCTGCTGCAGCAACTCGTCGCCGGCGCGATCGCGCCGCCGGCTGGTGGACTTCCTACAAAGCGCATCTTCCGTTCTCGCGAAGAGGTTCAGGCGTGTGTCGACGCCGCGCCCCGCACGGTAGCGCCGTGGGCGGGGGAGGAGGGGCCGCGCTGGCGCATCACGGTCTCGCCCGGTTCGATCCAGGTGGGAACGAGGGACTACGCGAGACTCGCCGCGACGGCGGAGCGTGCAACTCAGCGTGCGCTCCGCGACAATGTAGATATGACGCTGCTGGCTGAGACGGAGACGCCGTCAGCAGCGCCCAAGCGCGGGCGGATCACTGCGTGGACCGCGCAGTCGCGTGCTGGCATGGTCCGTCGACTGTGCACCCTTGACTATCTTCCGCTTTTCGCGGGGGAGCACGCGCCCGCCCTGGTGACGCTGACGATGCCGCACGATTGGGTGACGGTCGCGCCGACTGCTGCGGACTTCAAGAAGCTCGTTGAGCGGTGGCGGTCGAAGTGGACTCGCAAGTGGGGCGCGGCGCCTGTCGCTGTTTGGAAGATGGAGTTTCAGTACCGCGTCGCGTGTGCCGAGGCAGGATGTCATGACCCTCGGGCGCCGCACCTGCACCTTCTGATGCGGCTTCCCGATGTGCCGCTCGCGGAGTTTCAGGCATGGCTTTCACAGGCTTGGTGCGACGCTGTCCGTCACCCGGATCCGGCCGAGCGGGCGAAGCATTTGGCGGCCGGGACTGCCGTCGATTTCGAGGAGACGATGCGCTACGGCGACGCGAAGCGTGTCGCGGTGTACTTCACAAAACATGGCACGTTCGCGTCGAAGGATTACCAGAACGAGCTTCCCGCTGTGTGGGTCGAGAGCGGCGGTCGCTTCTGGGGCTATTGGGGCCTAGAACCCGCTGAGGGCGTCCTGGAGACTGATCCCGACCTTGCGGCGTTCGCAGCACGGGTGCTGCGTCACGTGCACGATGCGCAGCGGTACGGTGACCCGATCGCCGGTGCTGAGCTTGAGTTCGATCCTCACCGTCGTCGTGCGCTTGGTCGTTCGCGTGACGTGTGGCGGTCGAAGCCGCTGCCTGCTGAGTTCGCTGCGGTGGTTGCGTCGCTCGATCCAGAGGTGATCGAGCAAACCGGTGAGACACCGATAAGCGCGATTATGTCAGCTCGCCGGAATCAGACGAGCTGATCTACTCTCCCGTCTCGGCCCAGCCGGGCACCCGGTACTTGAACCCGATGTGCGAATCGACGAAGCCGAGCCGCTGGTAGAACCGGTGCGCGTCGACGCGTGCCGCATCCGAGGTGAGCTGAACGAGGCTCGCGCCGAGTGCCGGCGCCGCGACCTCGGTGACCCAGCGCATCATGGCGCCTCCGATTCCTGATGAGCGAAGCTCACTGGAGACCCGCACGGCTTCGACGAGGATGCGACTGCTGCCTCGGCGGGCCATCCCGGGTATCAGCGTCAGCTGCAAGGTGCCCACGACACTCCCCTCGCCGTCCACGGCGACGACGAGGTCGTTCGCGGGATCCGCGATGATCCGCGCCAGCGCGTCTGCATAGGCCGGCGCATCGGACTCCGCATCGACGTCGCCCCTCCCGGCGCTGATCGGGTCGTCGGCGAGCAGGCGCATGACGGCACGAACATCCGTCGTGCTCGCGCGGCGGATCGTGACGGCCTCGCGGAGCACCTCGCTCGCGGCGAGCTCTGCCGGAAAGACGAGTGAATGGAGCACGCTCACCATCCTCGCGCCTCGCGACGATCTACGCGGCGAGCGACCGCACGCTCCATCCGGCGGACTCCACCGATCCGGCTGCCACTCCCCCGATCGTGACCTGCAACGACGCGGTCGCCGCCTGCGCGTCGCCGGTGGGGAACCACGGTCTGCCTTCCGTCACCAGGATCAGCAGCCCCTCCTGGTCGCCCGCCGTGGTGAAGTCCGGAGATTCTCCGGCGAAGGTCTCGATGCCGAACGTACGGCGGATCTCCGCGAAGGTTCCGGAGACATCCGGCGTCGCCAGCCCGACCTCGCTCACGCAGAGGAACTGCGCGCTGGAGAACGGTTCCGCGGCCGGATTGTGCAGGTCCCGGCGGGTGATCGCCTCCAGGATGAGCCCGTCGGGACCACGGAAGTACACCGATTCGGAGTACCACGGCTCCCCCAGCCGGAGTTCGTCCTCGGTGCCCTTCCACCGCATCGGCTCGAGACGCGCCGCCAGCCACCCCTTGGCGTCCTGGAAACGGTTGCTCGGAATGGTGAACGCGAGATGATTCGACTCCACGATCCCCGGTCGCTCGACGAGCGTGATCGTGCTGCGGCCCACGGTGACGACCGCCGCTGCCCGAGTCACCGCGACAGGCAGCTCGAGCACGTCTCGGTAGAACCGCGCCGCGCGATCCAGCTCGGCGGTCGCTATGCGCACATCCGTGATGAGCATGCACCCAGTATCGGCGGGGTGCCCGCAGAATGCTGGGGCGCTAGGGCATCTGGGACGCGAACGTCACCACCGTGTCACCGCGGGCGAACCGCACGCGATACTCGCTCGGGGTGAGCCCGTAGATGGAGCGGAACCTCCGGCTCGTGTAGTTGGCGTCGTCCCAGCCGACAGCCTGGCCGATCTCCGCCACGGTCTTGGTGGTGAGCACCAGCAGCGTCGCGGCGGCCTCCCCGCGGGCTCGCGCGAGCCAGGTCATCGGCGAGACACCCACGTGCGTCTTGAACAGCCGGTGCACGACGGCCGGGGACGACGCGGTCGCGCGGCTGAGATCGGCGATCGTCCAGTGCCTGCCCAGGTCGTCCTGCATCATGCGCATCATCGTGATGACCGCCTGCGCGATCGTGCTATCGCTCGATGGCCGCGGCGAGAGCGCGAGCCGGGCGAAGGAGTCCAGGATGCACGTCGCCAGCCCGATCACGGTGGGCGCGTGGGCGTCACGGCCGAGCATCTCGAGCTGTCGGAGCCACCCCAGGACGCGCTCCGTCGACACCGCATCCAGTTCCCCGATATCGGGTTCGTCGCCGAGCAGCGCCCGCGCGAGATCCGGGTACTCGAAGATCCAGGACAGCTCCCGGTGCAGCAGCTCCGGCGCAAGGTAGAGGTTGTGCGTCCACAGGTCCACCGGGTCGCGGTAGGCGTGCCACGATCCCGGTCGGATGACGATCACCGACCCCACGGCGATGGGGTGCGCTCCCCCGCGGGTGAGGTGCGTGCCGCTCCCCCGCGACACCACCGCGACCTCCAGATAGTCGTGGGTGTGCTCGGGGATGCCGTCGAGCGCGGGAACGTCGCTCGCCGCGATGGGAAGACGGCCGGGGCGGAACACCTCGTAGCGCTGAATGGACGGATACCGCTGGGTCAC